GCAGCGGCAGCGCCTACACCGCGACCGCTTTCGCCAAAGTGAATGCGGTGCTGGAAGAAGGGCATTTCAGCCTGATTTGAACCATCGCGCGCACCAGCCCGTGATTGGTTAGGCGTAGCGTATAGCCCTTCTCCCTCTGAGGCTGGAACAGCTTATATATTCGGAGCCGTGAGGAGTTATCGCGGCAAGTAACTTGGAGCCACCGGATATAAGCCTTAACCCTCACGGTTATCGAGCATAGTGTGAGGGACAAATGTCAGACGCGCAATACAGTTACACCATCGAGGCCGGGAATGGTTCGAGCTGGGTATTAAAGTTTTTTGAAAACGACAAGGAAGTTGGAGGTGGCGTATTCTTCGCTGGCCAGTTTGAGGATGGAGAAAAAACCCTTGATGACGCTTACGAGGAAGCATTGGAGGAAGCGCAAAGCTGGCTTGAGTTCAAAGCGGCGTTTTACGAAGAAGAACTCACGGGCGGTGGTTTTGAAGAATTAGATCGTGCGCCGATAGCGGATGGGAAGACGCTGTCTGTGTGTCGTATCGGTAGTGGTTACAAACAATGCTTCTGGCGGATTTGCAACGGTAAATCCGTTTTGTTTGACAGTCTTCTGGCGGGGGTCTCGTGTGGGCCGCTTTTTAGCGTGATGGAACAGTGTATAGCTTTTTTAGTTAGCGGTTTCTTTGAAGAACTTGTCAATGATGGCGATGTAAATATTACCGCTGATGACTTGAAGATGATCGTGGATGACTTCAGGGTTACATATGGAGATACGTCGCCTTTCTTTGAACCCCCCCCCTCGCTAACAGGGGGTGAGTGATGGAAAAGCCGGTATCAGTGGTCGAATCCCATTTCGTAGTGCGCAATGGGCGGCTAGAGGAGCATTTGATCCGCACGGGGACGAGCGGGAACAAGGCATTTATCGACCAGCTCACGTTTGTTTTTCACCGCGCGACGATTAGCAAACTGATGGGGACAGAGGTGCCAGTAACGGAAAGCCAAAGCATCTACGACAACTACGCCGTCGTGCTGTCCTATTACCTTGAGCAAATCTTTGGCTTCGGCATCAGCGAGAACCGCAACAAGGGCGCAAATTTTTACACCCAGTCGTTTCAGCTCGGCGACAAAGAACGCAACTACGGGATTGTCTGCATGGGCGGCAACAAAGATACCGTTTGCGTGGAGCTGACCGCGACAGGCCTTGGCGCAGCAGCTGACGGCTGGGAGCATCGACTTTACCAATTCGCCAACTTGCCACAAGTAGACAGTTTCCGCTTTACGCGCGTGGACGTGGCCAGGGACTTTTTCAATGGTGAATATACGATAGAAAAAGTCCTGGAGGCGTACCGCGAGGGAGGATTTACTCTGTCCATTACCAAGCCACAGCTGCGCAGGGAAGGCTTGGACTGGGACAACGACACGCAAAAAGGTCGCACCCTCTATATCGGTTCCAGGCAGTCATCCCGTTTAGTGCGTGCTTACGAGAAGGGCAAACAACTGGGTGATGAAAATTCGCCTTGGTTGCGGGTTGAGCTGGAGTTGAGAAGCCGGGATTTGCGCATCCCGCTCGATATCCTTCTGCACGCCGGCGATTACCTTGCTACCTATCCTGCCTTCCGTGATAACCCGTTACTGTGTACCGAGCAGCCGCGTCAGGTTGAGGTCAAACAGCGGGTGATACAAACAAGCGTTGAGCATGCCGTTAAATACCTGCGGATGCAAGGCAGCCGCGCGGTGAACATGCTCCTCGGCCACGGCAAGAGTGCCGAAGAAATCATATCCATCTTCGATCCGCATGCGGGCGTTCCGAAACGAACGCATCCGGGTCGCTTTTTCTGTCAGCTTCTGAACATCCAGTATATCCATCAGGAGCCTGATGTCATCCCCGTATAGCCTTAAAGGAGGCAAATATGCAAATCAAAGCAACCGTCATCGGTGTCAAGAAATTCAAAGGTGAAGTTGAGGGCAACCATTACGACACCTGCAAAGTGCGGCTCATGATGAGAGTTTCGCCGGATGCTGAAAACGAAGCCGGTTTTAACGTCGTCGAACTGCGCTATGGTCATAGCGACCGATATGACGCACTGGCAAGGATGAACTTCCCGTTTGAAGCAGATCTGGTGATGGATACCGTCGCCCGTGCAGGCAAGTTGGAAAACGTGCTATTTGAAGTTAAGCCGGTGCAGCAACAAAAACAGGGGTAAGCCATGTGTTATCAGGCGTTTTTCATCATCCAAAGACTGGACACCGGAGAATTCGTCGGCTGCGACGATGGCGATCTGGTCTGGTATATCAATATGGCACGGGCGCGCACCTTCCAGAGTCTCGAAAACGCACTGAATTACGCGGCTGACATAGAACCCGATCACGATGCGCGTGTAACCGTCCACACTATCTATCTGCCCTGCAATTACAACCCGCAGATACTGTGAATGGCTACGAAGTTATCCAAATTTGCCGGACAGCTGATGGTATAACCGTCAGCGATTGTCGGCAAGTCCCCGTTAATCAAATCATGAATGGCGGGGTAAGTGGCCCCAGCCTGTCGGAGCTGATGCCGGTGCTGTTGGCATGCGGCGGTCTGATGGCAATGGCCTGGGGCATTAAACGAGTAATCAGAACATTGGGAGAATGAAATGTTCAAGAAAATGCAAACAGGCGCAATCGCAGCGCTGGCGTACCTGATAGTTGCGCTACCGGCATCGGCGGCAGATAGCTTCACGGCTGATGACGTGGTGGCGCAAATCAATACGGCCAAGCCGATTATCGTCGCCGTCGGTCTGGCGATGTTGGCCGCCGTGGCGCTGATTGTTGGCTACCGGCTAATCCGCAAGATTACCGGCTAACAGGAGCGGGGCGGCTGTAACAGGCCGCCCTGATGGTATATGACGCCTGATTATCTTGCCGCCATTGGTATTCTGATGGCCTTTTATATCCTATTTAGTGATTGATATATAAGGCGTTTCCTCTTTTTCGTCCTGTTTTGAGGGAGGCATCATGCACAAAATCCAATCATATACCCTGCTGGCATTGAGTTTTCTCGCCTTGGTGGCGTTGCGGCTGCTGTTGTATTGGGAGCGGTTGCCGCTGTTTCTGGACGTGCTGATTCATATCTTCTTGGTTATTTGCGGTCTATTGTTTTGCCATGAGTTTTTCGCGTTGGCACATGCGTTGTCTGATTGCTGTTACAACTGGCAACGGCGGCGGCGGTTGCTGCGCCGTCTGCGGGAGCGCCAGCGATGAGATACCTGGCCACGCTCATCCTGCTGCTGTCGCTGACTGCCTCGGCAGGTGAGGCGATGCTATGGAGCAATGGACATGGCGGCGGACAATACGGCTCCTGCGCGGCGGCATGTAATGCGATTGGCATGCCCTATAATGACGGCAAAGCCTGCTATCCTACGCAAAATCATATGGATAATCATTGGGCGACCGCCAGCTGTGCGGCGGTTAAAAAATCCTGCGACCTTAAGGATATTAAGGGCAAGGGGCCGAATGGCTCGCATCCGCTTGCTTTTCCCAAGGCCAGTGATGCGCCAACGATGCAACGGCGCTGCCAGAATAATTGCGAGGTGGAATACCAGCGGATTAAAAAGGAAGGGGCGGCAACGGGAAGTAATTATGGTGGTTTAGTCTGTATTGAATCACCAAACGGCACTAAAATTGGCTGCACAGGCGACTATACCGCCTTGCAAACTGGCAGCGTGTGCATTCCCAAACCCGGAGAAAACGATGATACAAAATACAACGAAGTTAATGATAAGCCTGATGGCGATAATGACCCCGGCGCTAGCGATGACGGAAAAGGAAACCCAAATGGTGGGAATGACAATAAGCCGGATAATTCTGGACAACCGCCTAAACCGGGGACAGGACATGACGGTAGTGCTGACGGAGGAGCTGGCGGAAGCGATGCTGGCGGCAATCCAGGCGGGGGACAAGGAGGCACAGGTTCGGATAGCAAGGGAGATAGTGGCACAGCCGACAACTCGCATCACGGAGGAGTAGGCGGCGGCGGTGGCGGCGGTCATCACGGTGGTGGTGGCGGCGGCGGCAGTGGCTCGTCTGGCAGCGGCAGTGGTAGCGGCGCATCCGGCGGCGGCAGTGGCGGCACTGGTGATGGCGGCAGCGGCGACGGCAAGGGCGATGGCAAGGGTTCTATCAGCGGCGGCGACTGCAAGAGTGGCCGTGCGCCGGTATGCAAGGGCGACCCGATACAGTGTTATATCGCCAAGGAGCAATGGCGCACAGCGTGCCTGGCGGAGCGCGGTCATGGCACGGTAACAGGCGGCAGCTGCAAGGACAACAAGCCGCCAGAGTGCAAGGGCGATGCGACGCAATGTTATATCGTCAAGCAGCAATTTTACCAAGGCTGCGCGGCCGCCCAAGACAAGGCCGACCGTGATGCGGCGCAAGGCTATGTAGATGCCAACGCCAAGACCATTGGCGAGGTATCCGGTAGCAGCATGGGCGACGCTGGCAAGGGACTGGAGGGCAACTCGCAACGCATCGACCTCGGCAAGACGCTTGACCTCGGCGGTTATGGCTGGAGCCGCACTTGCCCGGCATTGCCCACGGTGGATATGGGCAAGTGGGGCATCTTTGCGATGGACAGCGCGCCATTTTGTACCATCGCGCAACTCATCGGCAATCTGCTTGTAGCGATAAGTTTAATCTTTTCTGTACGTTACGTCTTCTCTTAATCACTTGACAAGGAGCAATAATTATGGCAATTCCTCTGGTTGCCGGTGTCCTCATCAGTGCAGGCTCGGCACTGCTCAGCTGGCTGGTTACCCGCGTTATCGCGCTGCTCGGTATCGGCTTTATTACCGTCGTCGGCGTCAAGCCGCTGCTGGATTGGGCGATGCGGCAGTTCCAGTCGCTGCTTAATATCCACGCGCCGGACTGGTTCCCGATTGTCGGCTGGCTCGGCGTGATGAAATTGGACATCTGCGTGAGCGTGATGTTGTCGGCGGTACTGGCCAAGCTGATGTTATCCGGCCTGACTGCCGCCGGTGGCCTGCGGCGCATGCACTTTGGCGGCGGGGGTAACTGATGGCTATCTACCTGATCACCGGCACACCCGGTGCTGGCAAGACCCTCAACACCGTGCAGGCGGTGCATGAACGCGCCAAGAAAGAATCCCGCGCGGTGTACTTTGCCAACATCGACGGCATGCGGGATGTTAATGGTCTGACCTTTGCCAACTGGCACAAGATGGCCAATCCGAATGACCCCGGCGTTGACCTTGCCACCGACATTACCCCGCACAGCTGGCAAAATGCGCCGGACGGCTCCATCCTGCTGATTGACGAGTGCCAGGACTACTATCCGACCATCTCGGCCAATGCGCAGCAACCCGCCTACATCATGGACTTTGCCAAGCACCGGCACCGGGGCTTTGACGTCTATCTTGTTACCCAGGGGCCGGACCTATCCCACCCAACGTAGGCAACGCAAAATCCTTGTCATTCTTAACGACATAATAGGCGTAAGTGGCCAACTTACGCATCATCGCCACATATACCACCTTCGCAGGCTTGCCTGCTGCCATCTTCGCCTTCGCCCAGCCGCTAAACGCACGCGACCGCAGACAGGCCGACCTCGCCGGCATATACAAACTGGCCCTGATATAAGCGTCGCCCATCTTGCTCATTTTGCTACGACCACGCACACTTTTGCCTGATTCCTTGATGACCGGCGACAACCCGAGGTAAGAGACAAACTGCTTGGCCGTCGGGAATTTTTCCACCTCCATCAGCACCGTTTGCAACGCCGCCGCTGCCACCGGGCCTATACCCGGGATGGTTTGCAATCGCTGTTGTCGCTTACGTCGCTCCGCACACGCCGCAATCATTTCATTCAACTTTGTCCGCACCTCGTCTATTTGCCCATCAATCATTTCAATCATGGCAAAATGCGACTCCCGGCAGATTTCCTGCGCCACTTGCAACCGATTCTTTTCTGCCGTCCGCAGTTTATTCAGCTGATGCAGGCGGCGATTGAGTGCTTTCAGATCCGCCGCATCCCCGCTTGGCGGCGACCATGTGCGCGGCTGATTAACCTCGCAATAGCGCGCTATCAACTGCGCATCCTTCTTGTCAGTCTTGGTACGCACCATCATCAACTGCGCAAACGCCTTAATACTACGCGCATTGACGACGCTCATCCTATAACCCGCCGCATGAATTGCCCGCGCCAGTCCTAGATAATACACACCGGTATACTCGCAACAGGCATGCACATCCTGCTCCGGCAGCGCGCGCAAAACATCAACAAGCTGTTGCCAGCCCGCCGCGTCATTAGTGATTTTATAATGGATACAACGCGCATCCTTGCAGAGTTGCGCATCTACCGTGTCTTTACTAACGTCTAATCCAAGATAATAAGTCATAAATAAATCTTATGATGCGGGGATTTGCCCCTGGATACTGTAAGAGAACTGCGCTGACAATCTCGCGTGCGGTGATTTGCACCATGCTGTACCGTCAGCACAGTATTGCCTAAGCAATCCCGATGCCAGCGCCTTGCCTGCGGGGGGTGTCCTCGCTCCGCTCGTACACCCC